TTATTCACTCAACTCCTTCGCCAACATTTCGGCTTGTTTTAATACCGTTTCCGTAGCCAGCAATTGCATATCAGGCGGATAGCCATATTTACGCAATAACCGTTTTACGGCAACTTTCAGCTTTGCCCGCACGCTCTCTTTGATGTTCCAATCGATGCTTGCGTTTTGTTTTATGGTGTTGGTTAATTCAACGGCAAGTTCACGTAACTTTTCTTGCTGAAGCAATTCTTTGGCACTATCATTATTAGAAACTGCAGTATAAAAAGCATACTCGTATTCTGTTAAACCTAACTTTTTCGGTTCGCTGTCTAACTCGACTATGTTCTTACTTAAATGAATTAATTCATCAATCACCTCTGCAGCGGTTAGAATTTTATTATGGTACCGATTGATCGACTGTTCCAACATTTCCAGTAACTTCTTTCCCTGTACTAAATTGGTTTTCGTTCTGGATTTTATTTCATCGTTCAATAATTTCTTCAACACCTCTAGTGCCACATTTTTGTGCTGCATCCCTTTCAACTCCATCAAGAAATCATCCGATAAAATAGAAATATCAGGTTTCTTGATACCGGCTGCATCAAAGACATCAATCACCTGATCGGATACCAAAGCTTGATCAATTACTTGCCGAATGGTGGTTTCAATTTCTTGATCTGTTTTGCCAGATCCCGTACTATCAAACTTAGCCAATCTCGCTTTCACGGCTTGGAAAAAAGAAATCTCATCTTTGGCATCCATGGCTTGATCATGTGGTATAGCAATGGCAAATGCTTTTGATAAAGCGGTCACTTCGTCTATGTATCTTTTCTTGCCATTTTCTAATCCTAAAATATGATCTTCGGCAGCTAATATCATCGACAGTTTTTTGGAGGTATCGGCATCAAAATAATCTTCATAAGGTATAATCCGCAAAACGAAATGTACAAAAAATCCAAAACAAAAAGTACCAAAATTTTACAAAATCATCTAGAATTTAAAAGCCGTTTAATTATGTTTTAAACGGCTTTTAAACTATTCATTCTCTATTTGCATATCTATCTTTTGCTTAATAGACTGTAATGACTCCACTAACGCATCTATGTCTTCATAAGATATACTAACCCAGTTAGAAGAAAAGTGTTCATCTTCCAATTTCTTTGGAACTTTAATCTTTAGAAATAAAGCGTGAAATTGTTTATTTACACTTATTTCTAATTTATTGGTTGAATTAATGTCCTGAAATACATATTTTTTACTCATAATTTTTTTATAAAAATAATTAAATATAAATCAAACATTCAAATTAAATTTCACTTTATCTCCTTGTAGTAATGATTTCGTAGGTTCAACATTATTTTCGTAGATGTGCACATTGGCAAGCATAAGTGTGATAGACTTCAACGGTAAGTTGATCTGACGACTTATGAGATATAAATGGTAAATATCAGCAGGCAATCCTAAAGACGCATCAGATGATCGTTGATACGCCGATATGATTAACTTACCCTTTTCGATTTGAAACTGAACCAACGACAAACAAGGTTGTTGATTACTTTCAACATCAGTCCTTCCAAGAAACAAAACATAATTCTTACTGTTTCGTTTTTCCTTATTAATTTTCTTTATCAAGTCGGGCAATTGCTCAAAATAGGTTGGATAAGAATTTACCAAGATAGGACCGCAATAATCCCACCACTCAATGCCATTTTCTCGGTATCTTTCGGTTAAGCGTTCACCTTTGGTAAATAACTCCAATTCCGTTTTCAGCTTATTTCTTGCGATTCCATGCTCTTCAAAAATTTCTAATAAATCAGTAGGTTTTAACTCTAATTTTTGATTGAGCAAATAGGTTATATTTCCTTTTTTATTCGATTGAACCTTGCCTTTTTTGATGATTTTGTCTAAAATAATGTGATACTTATTCATGTTATTTCAATTTATACAACATCATATCCGTATATTTTGCTGAATGATTAAGCGTTGTGTTGATACAAACCGTTGTAGAGCCACTAAATGGATTTACGTCAGCCATAGACGTTCTATCTTCCATCCATTGACAAAGTTCAACGATCTGGCTTTTGTTGGATGTAAAATACAAGTAGTTCGTACCAACAAGTACATCTAATACATTAAGATAATCTTTCAACTTCCAATACTTATCACTCGTGTAAGTTGAAGTATCTGTACTTAGATACGGTGGATCAACTAAGAATACAACATTATCCAAATCCTTGTATTGATCAAACAATTCTTTATAATCTTGATGAACTATTTCTACTCCAGCCAAATAATCATCAGTCACATAATTACTTTGACGTACATTGTTATAAAAGGTTTGTTTAGTTAAATCATTGTAATTAGTAACATACTTTGCACTAAATAATAATGAACTGGATAAAGTGATATAATCAACATATCCCAATCTACATTCTTCATCTTTAATCAATTCTAATAATTTCAATTTATGTACTTCAGGTATTAATTTATCTTTCGGTAATTCTTTTGTAATTGCTCGAATTTTATCCAACAATACATTTGTCTGAGCAACTGCTGCTAATCGTTTACTAAAGTCATCATAATCATTATATACAACTTTAGCATTTGGTTTTAGTTGCTTTACAGTATGACTTAGAATACCGCTACCTCCAAATAAATCAACATAAGTTGCATCTTCTGAACTATTTGCCAAAACTTGTTTTACATGGTTTATAAACTTTCTTTTTTGTCCTTGAAATGGTAAAGGACTTTGTGTGTAATTTTTCATAATTTATTGTTTGTTATTCGTATATTTGTTGCTCTCACATTCATAAACAAAAACGCATCAAAGGATCAGAAGACTTATGTCCTCCGACGACCTTTGATGCGTCAGTTTAAAATGAATGTGAGAGTTTTTTTTAAATGTTGAAGGACTTTTACTTCTACCTCCAAGAAGTGATTAACTTAGGTTATTCAATACCAAATAGACTACAATGCCGATGGCTAAACAACACCCAATCACCACATATACCCAAAACGAGGTATCCGTTTTCTTTTTATCCGTTTCTGATTGAAAACTATCCAAAACTGACTGCGAACGTTCATTTTTGTACTGATTGAACCGTGCTTCTACAATTGAATCAAACACCTGCGCAATTTCTATCCTGGTTAATGATTTGATTTGCGTCGATTGCTCGTTATAATTTGCTTTGCCTTTACCGCTAACGTTTAACTCTGTGCCATTTTGGGTGCGATTGAAAACAACTTTTAAATCGTTTTCTTGATCACCGTCGTAGGCGATGTTCAACGCCTTTAGAATCGATTCAAATTCAGATTCGAATTGCTGAACTTCAACATTCTTTACATTAATAGCCGATTGAACGACTGAGTCGTTAGTCAAAACGTGCTCAGTCTTTTGTTCAATGTTGGCTGTTTGTTTTATCTTGTGCTTGGTAGCGCAAGATAAAAGAAGTAGCAATGCCCCTGAAAGCATTACCATTGCGTAAAACGCAGTTCTTATCTTATTTTGAAAAATACATTTCTGCTTCATCTTTTCGTCTTCTTGTTAATCCGTTACTTATTACTTTTCGACCGTTAACAGTCACTTTATTCCATTTTGCGAACTCATTCAAAATGCTTGGATCATTTGGATTTGCATTTACTTTTCGCAAAAGCGTAGAACTTTTCAAAGCTGATTCGCCAACGTTATACGCAAATGACACCAAGGCATCGAATTGATTTTGATTAATGTTCGATTTTACCAACTTATTTACTGTTTTCTCGAAAACAGATAAATGATACTGTTTCAATCGCAATGCACGATCTTTGGTGATTAGCGGATCGGTCATTTTTACCTTTACACCATTTTCGTAGAATGTCGCACCGTAACCAATAGTTGGGACTCCTGCTTGATCTAAGTAAGGTTTAGACATAAATTTTTCGTAATCAGCAATAAATTCAGCGCCTTTTTTTGATGTTTTCATACCTCCCAATTAATTGATTTTTCACAATGATTTTTATCGATAAAATTTAAAATCGATACCAAAATTCGCCCTGAATTTGATAGCGTTCCTTTTAGCTGATTTTTACCTAATGCACTTGAAATAGTTTCATTAAAATTCCCGAACTGATAACCATCTGATTTGATTAACCAAGCGTTGAATAGGCTTCTAAATTCATAATTACCGAATCGGTCTATGCTTACTGCTAAATTTCGCCAATAACCTGTAACTCTCGACCATTTAAAACTTCTTTTCCAAAAGACAACGTAAACGAAGCTGATTGGTTCTAAAACGATGAATAATAAAACTGCAAGAATTACTAAAAGTAAATTCGTCATTCTTAATGCGTTAAAAATTAAAAGCTCCTTTTTCATCGTCGTTCAAAATATAGACTTGTAATAAACTTAACAATGGCACTTGATTCGCTAAGATCAAAGAATGAAAATAATCGAATGCTGGCATTGTTAATTCTTCACCGTTTTCGTCTAAAATAGGTTCGTTGTTTTCGTCCCGAACTTGAACGGAATAATGATTGCCAACTATCCAATTATCTATTTGACTTCTGAAATTAGATGTGACATCTACACCATCATTTATGTATTCGATATGACCATTTAAAATGATTTGCTTAACATCTGCATTATTAGCGATTCTTGTAATAGTTACAAATCGCTCTACATCCGTAAAAATTGGATGATTCGATATTTGTTGTTTTATAATTATTGCCATTTTATAATTCTTTTAATTTGAATTGATTCGTATGTTTGTGTACCCTTTGAATTTGCTACTCCAAATAGCAATCGGAAATCAAAAGCGTTTCCAATAGTATTTGTTTGATTGAAACCATTGATAGAATAATAAAGAATTCCGTTTCTTTTGGTGATTACGATTGATGTTCGCCAAATGTGAGCGTCATGCCATTCAGAACTAGGAACTATTCTCTCAGTATCATTCAGTAATTTTAACCTAAGATTTGTACCCCACCAGAAATTAGTAATTGTTTTTGTGTTAGTAGCGTTAGGTTTAATTTCCCTACCAAATAGTTCTGAAAAAGTTCCTTTCAATTCATTTCCGTCAATGATTTCATTATTAATTAACCCTATACTATCTGGTACATTAAATTCGTTAATAGAACCTGCTCCAAGATTTGAATACACTTGTCCTTTGTAAACAACATCCATTTCAATTGAAAAGTTTTCCGACGAAGTGAAAACTAAATCTGAGAATAATATCTCTTTAGTTACGGTGTAGTTCTCTAAACCTATATCTTGACCATATTCACGACTAATTTTAATATCATTAGGAGCTAGTACTTTAATTGAGTTCTCGCTTTGTGTAGAGCCTTCTCTCTTCACATTGTTCCAAGTCAACGTGTTAACATCAATTTCAGTTATACTACCTTGCTCTTTAACTTCGAAAGTGTTGACTGATATATTTGCCTGTACTCCTGAAACAATCCTTAACTTATAAGTACCAATTGGATAAATGTTAGTGTCAAAAAACACTTTCATTACGTTTACCGTGTCGTTTTGATAACCTAATCGATAATTGTTATTTGTTTCTAAATGAATAGCTTCGACGTAAGAGATCCGTTCATCTTCGGGTAACACTAGCCCCGAGCCTAATACAGTTAATGTTTTTAGACCTGTTGTTTCTTCTAAAATAGGCGGAAATATATCGACAACATTTATACGTGAACTAGATGCGAAATTTCCGTTAAGTTTATAAAATAGTGAGATTAAAGCTGGATCGTCATTTTGAAGTTCAAGTACTTTGTTAATCAGAGCCACACCGCCAATCTTTCCAATATTTCCACTTTCATCCATCCCTACAACTTCTGTAAATGTCGCATCAGCTGACTTATCAGGGATTGCACTAAAACGATGACTTGGATTAGTCCAATTCATAGCCACTCCTGATATATCAACGTTCTTATTTTCATCCGCTGAAACGCCCATTACTGTATCTACTTTACCGAAGTCAGCGGCTGGTATCATTGCAGATTCGCCATCTTCATCAACCGCCACAACAAATGGATGGTCGGTAGTATCAGACTCAACAATTGGCTTTTCTAATCGTTTTTGAACCGCATCATAATTTGCAATGTTATAATCTGCTTGTTTTTCGTCGCCATTCAAGCCGTACGCTGGATATGGCTGTGTGATGCTGATTGCTTCATCATCGAATTGTAAATTAGCAACGTCTAAAGCTTCTTTCCAACTCAACACATCCGCTTCTGTTAATGAGCTGGCATCGTTAGTCGCATACTCACTGTGAGTATGGTTGACTGACGCCTTACCATCGATCGCATTTGCTAATCCTTGTATGCTCGAAATCGGTATCGACTCTGACTTATGCCAATACGAATCGAGCCACATCCAAAAGTGATTTTGCAAAGGCTTTAAACCTGTTTTAAACCAATTTTTGAGCGTTGATTTATCAGCGATGCTTGTACTTTCTGTCGGTGTATTTTCCATGATTAAATTGGTTTAATAAATATTACGATTCGATGAGGGTTTAGCACATCTAACGCTTGACCAGAACCAAGTGGATCAGTTGTTGCATTTCGGTAATAAAGGGTGTTGTTATCGTGATCTGCTTTATTGTTTCCATAATAACTCTGCCCAAGCGTTATCTTTCCATTCACTCCAGGATTAGAAGATGCAGACTCCAACATATACGCATCTTTGTAAGGAATACCAACTGGCGGTAAGTGTCTTTTTTCGACGTACGTTTTAGAAACTCCGCTAACTCGACCTACCAAATTAAATTGCGAATCGTTTGGATCCCAACCAAGTGGCATACGACCTCGTAAATCGGTCACCTCTTCCCAACCTTCTGGAATTTCGTTCGCTGGACGCAAGAATAAGACCGCTCCATTGCCATTCGAAAAGGGTCGTGCAAAAACTTCGAGCTGATCAACTCTATTTTTCAACGCATTGAAATCTGCCCAAATCACACGATTAGCAATCATCGTACTTAGCGCTTGCATGCTTGGATTACGATAGAATTCAGACCATTCGTATTGTTGTTGTACGCTCTCACCAAAAGTCGCCCAACGTCGAATAAAAACTGTTTTCTGCTCACCATTCTCAAAATTGCGCGATTCGGTTTCCTCGCGAATAACCACATATCGAGAAGCCGCACCGCCACGAAATTCCAACACCTCACCGTTAATATATACGATGCCGTTGGACACGTTATTTCCTGTTGCTTGACAACCCGAAATGATTGCCAAAGGCGCCAATATCTCACCAAAGGCTTGCATCATGCTATAAGCATCTTGTAAGGCTTTCAGTGTATCGGTTTCCAAAGGAAAACCACCTGTTTGTTGTATGTTTACTTTATTCATTACTCTCTGCTGTTACCTGAACCAAGTCGCCCTGGTATGTTGATTATATTGAATCTCGTTCCTTCTAATTTATAAAAGCGAACTAACGCTTCTATGTCGTATATGTCTGCACTTACACCGCCCATGTCCACGGTAAAGTCAAATCCTCTGTCCGCATAATCTGTCGATGGTCTGATGTAAACGACACCTAAATATGTCGGTTTTTTTTCACCATGTGTATAGATGTATTTTCGATCGTATAAATCACCTTCGACGATTCTGATTCTACGCTCCGATACATCAAATTGATCGTTGAGTACTTTTTGCAAGTAACACTTTTGCCAACCGTGATCAATCTTGTAATGATCGGCCAAACGATCGCGTTTGAACTGGTCGTGAATGCGAATAAGTGGCGTTATGGCTACTTGTAGAAAAGCTGTCATACGAGGTTTTCGCCAAAAAGTTGGCAAAAGCAAAATAACCAATCGATTGTAGTTGACATTATACCACATAACGAATTCCTTTAAAATCTACAATCTTGAAATATCCCGATGCTGGAATCTTACGTACATCAATCGTTTCGAAAGCGCCATATGTACCATTTTGCGCATCAATCCAAGATGATTGAGCAAGGTCAATTTCGACCAAGTTCACTCCTGGTACTTTTTCGAGTTTGTTTGCCAAATCTTGCAATCGAAGTTCACCATCGAATGGCAATTCTTTCATGAACTCTCGCAAGGCTATTTCTACCGACTTTTCGCCCGTTTGGCGGTTCATACCGTTACCATCCAAAACCAACGCATCACGAAAGATTCGGATATTTAATTTTAATAAATCGGGTAAATAGTTAATGATTCGGTATGGAACTCCAGTACCTTTCACCTCTTTGGTGTACGCCAAAATCGCTTCCATTTTATCAGAATCAATTGGCGACAATTCATCGTTGGTTTCAGTAGCAATTTTGATTATCACCTCGCGTTGAGTACTGCTTTCGTTAACCGCACAATACTTGATAATCTTCGAAGATTCGATTTCTTCATCCGTTGCAGAACCATTATCAAACTGATCCGACTCAGCCATCAAATCAAATCCGTACTGAAAATTCAAATACAAATCTCTGATCCAAGCCAAGCGATGTGTTTTCTGATTAGCTATTTTATTATCCATTTCAGTGCGATGTTGGGTGAACATTTGTGATATAACTTCGGCACAATAAGCGAAAATATACAGCATGTTTCCCCATACCGATACTTTAGAATCGGAGGTTAAACCAACTAAACGAGCATTTCGCTCTTTAGCTTGAATCATCGTTTGTTTATGTTGTTCTATGCTCATTTTAACTTACTATAAAATCAAATTCAATTGCCCAATAATCAATACCGCTCGGTAATTCCACTTCTGTTAATTTTAACACTTCAATAGCTGTTGCAGGTTTTAATTTGTTGCTTTTGTAATAATTTGCAATTAAACCAGCTCCATAATCACGCAAAGGAATCTCCAGTACATCGCCCACTTCCAAGTCAGCCGTTAAACTAATCCCATTGGCCAAAGCCAAATCGAATGCAGCGGATGCCGTTCCGTATTGTTGGATAGCAATGTCAAGTAGCGTTTGATTATGTAGAACTTTAACCTGCATGTTGTTCTAATTCTGCGATACGTTTTTTCAATTCAACATTTTCACGCTTGATGGCATTATATTTATTTGCCCATCTATTCTCTACCTCTTGGAGCTTTTTTTGCCAAAACGCATCTTGGTCGTTTAATTTTTTTTTTAGATCCACAATTTCTTGCGCGTTCTGATCAATCATTCGATCAGTATCAGCAATCATATCTTTATAAATCGCTTGAATGTGCTTTGTCAATTCTGCATCTTCAACCTTCTTTGACATTTTGCTTTTTCCAATCCATCCGATGATTACGGCTATGATACCAGTGATCAATTCGGATAAGTGTTGTGCTATGAGTTCTTTCATACTATTGTATTTTACCTTCGGTTAATGGTCCGCCGTTTGTAGGGCAAATTCCAATCACATCTGCCAATTGTAATTCTTCGATAATTGCTTTTGCTAAGAGCGTTGCAAAATTTACTTTAGATGTGTTGGGATTGTCGTTTTCGGATTGACAAGTCTCAATGATTTCTATAATCTTGTTTTTCAGTCTTGTTTCGTTTAAAGGCATTTTAATCTGTTTTTAAAAGGTTTTTAAATCTCGGTTCCAAAGCTTCGAATTCTGCAATATTTACCAACTGAATCGTTGAACCGGTATTAGTCGTAAACTTCATTCGTTTGATCGCTTTCAAAAAATCGATCATTAATTTTTGGAGGTTTTCATTTCCTTTTTTTATCAGTATTCCGTTTTCGGTCACATTCAATTCTGCGTCTTCAATTTTCAAGTAATATTCTTCGATTTCGCTATAAGCTTCTACATATAAGTTGTGTAAATCTTCATTGATAGGCGAAACCAAAACTGAACTACCAACTTTTGGAAATAGATATTGTCGATTTTGATTCGCATCAATAACCGATGCTAATCGAACATCTGTGAATTCTAGATCATCAGTTTTCACCTCGCAAACACCTGTAGATTTATCAATCGATATCACCTCTGCCGAAAAGGTATCAACACCACGTTTACCAATGCTTCTGAAAGCATCTTGTAAATTCTTCTCTACACTCATAGCTTATTGGTTATAAAAATTTCTCGCCTTGCTCCTGACATTCCAAATTTTGTCACCACTTTGTTGACGAAATATTTTCCATCACGATTTGGATGTTCTTTATCCAAAATCTTCGCCGCCATTCCACGCGTTGCAAAGGGCATTAAAAAACTTTCGATGCTACCCGAATATCCATCGTATTTCAATTTCAACAATTCAGCATTTGCCAACTCTTTCAATTTATTTTCATCCGAAATTACCGAGGTGTGAAAGGTTCTTAGCTCTCCATCATCATCACCTACTTCGATTGTTTTTCGTTTGTTTTCTTTGTCGATATAAGTATATCTGACTTTCAGCCGTTTATCCTCTGCTTTGATAAATTCGAGATTATTCTCAACCAAATTATAATTAAGATCATACACCGCTACTTGATCTACATTAGTCAATTGTTGCAGACCAACATACAACTCATGATCATCTGTCAAGAAAACTGATAAACCATTTTCTTCTTTGATTGTTTGTAAAACTTTGGCTGCCGAAGCGTTTTGAATGATGTATTTATCATAATGCACATCTGGAATATCAGATGACAACTTCAAATCAGTTCCAGCAATCACCTCAGTTAAAATATCTTTCAAACTCACACCCTTATTCCAAGCTTTAGTAATATTTTTTCGCTTCAAATGCCAGGTGTAATCTTCGCACTGAATTTCAAGCGGAATGGTCGGTTTTATCTTGCTGACTACACCTTTGAATTCCACACCCTCATAAACACCATCATACGCCAGCGTGATTACTACCTCGTCAGAAACTTTAATCGCCTCTTCGGTGTACAATTCTTTTTGGTCACTTTTTACCTTAAATTTTGTTGGCAAATAAATGGTTGCTATGTCCGTAATTTCATCCACCGACTTGGTGATTTCAACCTCGTTGATTGAACGAAAAACAAAATTTCCTATTTTGATATCTGCTCCCAATACAAACATTATCCAAGTAATTGTTGTTGTTGATAATTTTGCTCATCGATTTCAGCATAGAAATCCATGTCACTCACTGCACGCATGGTATAACGCTGCAAACCCTGTTCACCTACCATATCGTCAATTTCAATTTCTTGCAATACAACCTTATTGATATCAAACAGCGTAAAAAACCAAGAATCCACAACATCCAGGGCTTCGTTTTTTGCAAATAATTCGTTAAGCAAGGAAACCGATTCAGCTGGGTATCGCGCCATATCGTCCGAAAAACATACACCACGAATAGAGATATTATAATCTTCTGTACAGATATATTCCTTGACGGTTCCACGTCTATGTTTGCCAACTGTTGGGGTTTCGACAATGGTTTTGGCCAATGATAACGAAATCAACGGTTCATTGGGCAAGCTGTATTCTTTACCCGAAGAATCACGAAGCTTTAAAGTCATAAAATACTTGCCACCTGTCAACTGATCCGCATTCACATTATTAAGTCCTGGTAACACAAACTTTGTTTTGTTATTTGCCCACCAGTTAGGAAACGCAGGACCTACATAATCAAAATGCGCACGTGCGACAAGTTCCTTAAAATCAAATTCCATCGTAATCCATTGTTAAGTAGTTTGCATTTGATTCACAGAGTTCACAACACGTAGCATTTCTTCACGCACTTTCTCACCCAATTTTGAAATACCTTTTTCGATCGAATCTACCTTTATGGTGATGTCTTTACCTACAGTTCCAATGTTTACCACAATATTGGTCTGACGAGATCCACCCGAGACGATGCCGTCTTTTGTTTTATTCGCAGCACCTTTTTTATCGGCCGAACCATCTTTTTTACCAGCTGCGCCATTCTTGTCACCATTGATTCCTAAATAATCATCATAGGGTTTGGATGATGAATCAGTTTGGCCAACACTTGAAAATTTATCTTTGATTTCTTTCACTCCATTATGAAAGCCTTCTGTGCCGAAGGTGATACCAAAATCCGAAGCGGCAGATTTTAAATCTTTTTGATTTTTTTTAGTTTCATTGATGTATTCTTTTGCAGGACCTGCAAAGGATTTATCCAATTCTTTGATTTGTTGAGAGGCTTTGGTTTCGACAGCTTCAAAGGCTTTGTCCCAAGCACCAGAAAAATCACCGGACAATGCCATTTCGATTGCAGAACCAATATTCACAAACTTTCCAATAATTTTTTGTGCTGCATCTTCAGCCATGAGTACAATACGATTGAAACCATATTTAAATACTTCTACACCAAAATTAAAATCAGCCTTAATTTGATTCCAAACAGCTTGAAACATTTTTTTCAAAGCTTCCCAAGATTTACCCCAACCATCTGTATATTTTATCAGCATACCGATAATGGCTATTAATGAGATGATCCCAATAATAATCCATCCAATTGGTGTAACAGCCAAAAGAGCATTAAGTGCAAGCCAAGCGCTACCAATAACAGCCAAAGTTGGTGCTAGTGGCTCTAATACATCTAACAACCAAATGAGACCTGTTGCCACTAAATCAACAATCCATATCACCGATGACATCACCTCACCAAAACTATCAATATAAGATCCAGCTTCGCCAAAACTAAAAGCTGCAGCTAAAAAATCACCTAACTTATCAACTAACGGACTCAAAGCCGTCCACAATAACGTAAACCATTGCGAAACATAAGGAAGTGCATACAAGAGAAATTCCATCCCCCTTTCTAAGCCATTAAAAACAGCGTCGAAAATTGGACTAGATTGTCCACCAACTTCAACCAGAAAATTCCACCACAAATCTTGTAGATTAGCAATTTTACCACCGATTGTCTTACTCACAGCGTCCATAGAACCTGCCACACCTTCCATTCGCCCATATTCCAAAATAGCCTCTCGTAAAGCTTCTGAATTATTTTGGACGGTTTTCGTTGTGCCTTTAAACGAAAGTGTAATTTGATCTCCTGCTTTTGCAGCCTTGATACCAAATTCTTTTAATCGTTCGAATTCTGCAGTTTCGGCATCCAAAATAGCTTCAGTCAATTGGTCAAAACTTTTACCTTGCGAACTCGCCAAATCGCCCAATTCAGTCAACTGATTATAAGTCGGTAAAAAACCACGATTGACTAATTTAACAAATGATCCTGTAAGCTCATTTAATTCATAAGGCGTTTTTTGAGCAAATTCGGTCAACATATTCATCGCACCGCCTGCAACTTCTGAACTCTGAAAAGTTGTAGTCAATACCGCTTGAAATCGTTCATATTCCGTCCTTGCTTTAACCACTTCTCCTGTAAATGCAGCAACAGAAATGGCAGCAAAAGCCCCTGCAATAACACCTTTCAAAGCGCCAAATCCCGAACCTAACAATCGTGATCGACGATTCAACTGATCCATATCGCGGTCAAGTACTCGAGCTCGATTAGAAGCCATACCAACACTTTCAGCCAATTGCCGAATTCCGCTAGTTGCTTGATCTTTCAATCGTATGATAAATTCGTAAGGATTCATGTTAATTTTCGGTTGCTTTTTTTTCGAATTGCCTTATAAAATGTAATTCCTGTAAACGTTCTGCCCAATCTTCATCGGTTAACAGTTCTGGATGTTGCATTCGCATATAGTAGCGCAAATAAGCATTGTAAATTCGAATGTTTAAATGCTCTCCATATTCAAAAGCCGATGCGTCTTCCCTATCAATGATCGCATCGGTTAAAGCTTTTTTATTTGTGCAATTTTCTTGTTTTGCAATTTTTCAATCGCTTCATATAACGGCATGCGTATTTCGGCATTGTTACGATCTTCGAAAATTGGATCGGCTTCCACTTTAATAATGTTGAATAATTGTTCTTGCGTTACCAATGGTTTGTTGCTTGGATTTCGTTTTTCTGCTAATCGTAAATCTTCACGCGTAATCACACGAACCACGCAACGATGCTCACCAAGTTTGATTTCCGTTTGGCGATTTTCCAATTCTTTCGTTTCGGCTTCATCGTATCTAAACATTTTAGCCAAAGCTTTTCGAGCTGGAGTAAAATATTCGTCGTTTTTTAATACTTCATCATCACCGCCAATGATTAGCGTTTTAAGTAATGATTCAGAAAAACCAATCTCGCCATCATCTTGCATTGCTGTAAAGGCTTGCTTCCAGTCCAACACATTAGGCTGACGCAAATAGGCCGTTTTATCATCGACCGGCAAAGCATACACAGTACCGTACTGTGACTTCCAGGCATCGATTTGTTTTTGTATAATATCTTTTGACATTTATTGCTTCGTTGTTAAAACAAAGCCTGCCGTAACAGGCTTTGAAAAAATTAAAAAAAATAAAAATGAGAAAAAACCTATTGTTGTCTTTTGACGTCGATAAAAATCAACGGTAACTCTACCTCCATGTTCGTTGCGCCTTGTGCTAAACTTTTGGCCACTTCGGTAAATTCGGCTTCCACCAAAACATCTGTCACCATTTGTCCACCGTCTTTTGGCACATAAGTCGCGATTACCTCAAACGACAATGCGAGAATGTCATTATTAGGTGCATCACGCGTCATGGCTTCTAATTCCGACTGCCAAATTTTGATTCGCCCTTCGTATTCTTTGTTTCCACGTAAAACTTTGTGTGGTTTACAACCACGTCCACGCAAAAGTGCTTTTTCTTGTTTTTCGGTATATTCCAATTCGGTAATACCTTCCAGAATTCGTCCGCCAATAGCGACCGACAAATCACACCAACTGTATTGTTTACTACTCCATGTTGCCATATTAATCGATTTGAGTGGTGAAACCTATATTTACAATGATCTCCTTAGCGTAACCAACCGGTAACAATCGTATTTCTACGTTCAAGACACCTGTTGATACAATGTTTTGATTCGTATCAATCACACATCGCACAGCAGATAATTTACCTTGATCTACCATTAGCGTTTTAATGTTTCGCTCTATGTTTGCTTGCCAGTTTTTCAAAATTGCTGGATGAATGCTTCCGTTATCAGACAATGGAACCTCGTCACTCAACTCTTCTATTAACGTATCGTAACCAATCAAAACCGCTTCATCCATTACAAAACCATTCGCCAATGATTTGAAATCATCGGTAACGTTGGTTAAGGTTGCATCATCGGTAAAGTAGTATCCCGAACGACCAGCAAACGTTCTGAAGAAGGTATAACCTTTATCATGGATTGTGTCTAAGGCATTTGATAAACTTTCAACAGCTTCACCATTGGTGAAATAAGCCTGTTCATTGAGCACCGCACCATCTTTTACACGCGCTTGACTGCGTTGCGATGGAATACTCGCTTGCTTACCAAGATTCAATCCAATGCTCGCTTCGTTTGCTCCATCGTTGTTAGCGATAAGCATCGAAACGCGATTAAAATCACTTTCGGTATAATCTCTCAAATCCGAAACCATACCGCTAAAATTGTTGGCCGAAATGATTGCACGGAACGGGAAATATTTATCTGCAAAGTCATCAGCTAACGCTTGAAGCTTCGGAACTGCCAACGACACATCCGAATCAATTCCTGCAGTTAATGTTGGTACTGTAGTCGCTTTTTTTATCAATCCCACAACTCTCACACGTCCCTTGGCATCTGAAATTAATCGGGTTAGATAATCAGCATTTATATCTGACATCTGCTCGTACGTTGTTGCATCTGAAACCAACATCAACCACAATTCCACGCCCGAACCTGCAACACTGTAAAAATCCTTTATTTGTTGATGCATAAATGCATTTTCAGTTGCAGTAATTCCCAAATCTTCAGCATCTTTCAAAGAAAAGATTTGATAGCTTTTACCCAGTTGCACTTTGTCTGTTACGGTAACACCCGTACCGATGAGCGCAGCAATTTTCTGCACTTCACCGGTCGAGTAATTCAACCCATTTTTGCTAACGTTAAATATAACTCTTGGTAATCCCATTAGTTTGTTTCGTTTTCGTTGTTTTCAACTTCTTTGGTTACTTGATCAGCATCTACGTTCTCAGAACCATCAACATCAGCCACACCATTCAATCCTTCATCAGATACATCTGCTAAAGCTTTTTCCAATGCTGCTACAACCGTTTTACGTTTTTTACCAACTTGCTCCTTGATCAAGTAACTGTAAGCTTCATCTCTGCTTAAATTTGGTATTTCGGCAATGATTTCGTTTGCACTATTGTCTAGGAATCCCGACGGCACTAAAACTTCCTTTTCACCTACCGTATTGGTAAAATCATACGTCGCATCCTCCTCCAAGGTTGCGTTATGATTATTTCTGTCTTTTTTATGTAAAAACAGAAATCCGTCAGCTGAAGCAAAAACCGCATTTACTTGTGGATTTTGCTCTAAGAAAACTTTCGCTTTGCGTTCTATTGCTTCTTTCTTCATGACTATACAATTGCACCTAAATACTTAGGCGAGTTAGCACGTATTTTCCCAACCAATGCACGTTGCGCAAATGATAAGGTATCAGACTGAGTTCCCGAATCGCGCAATGTCGCATACATTTCAGTTGTTCCAAAACAACGGAATACTTCATCTTTCACCCAGGTGAAAGTTCCACGAACATCACCTTCTTCAGCAACCGCTCCGAATGGTTTTTTAGCACCTACAGAAGTGTAAAGTGGATTCTGAGAATAACGGTGAACTTTAAAGCCGTACAATTGCTTCTCATTCAAAACTTGTTTGTAAAGCTTGTAATCTTCTTTTTTCAGCTTCGCCATGTGTTGCGGTGTGAAACAAATGTTTAATCCATCAACGATATCACGATCACCATAGAAAGCTTCCAAGTCGATAATCGCATCGATAATGGAATCATTCCCTAATACTTTCACAGCATTATCACCACCACCTGTTTGTGGTGCCCACGCATGTGCAGCACGTCTACCAATATTTTTACCTAATGCGGTTCTATGTCGATTGATAACCGATGCTCGGCGATCATAAGCTAACTCTACTTCTTGTAAATCACGATGACGTGTTTGTTCGGTAGAATAAGTGTGTAACACAACTTCATTCGGAATATCCGAAACATCTGCAAAAGGTAACGGATCATCTGAAGCTGCGAAAAAATCTTCGTGTACTCCAGGTTCAATTCCTGCCTCTGCCAAATGCAAAGTATTGTTGTTCACATATTCTGACATATCGCGTGATTCAATCACGAACGAATGATCAGGTACTGGATTCTCTTGAATCCCTGCTACCCATATTTCTCTTTGTAATCCAGGCATTATTTTGTATTTACTTGTTCAACATATCGTTTACCTTGACCATACGCTTTTGCTAACTTCACGTAGCGCTCTGGCTCTTCAGCATTGATTCTTTTAAGTTCGATTGGATCGTGCTTTTGTAAGTAGTCAAAACACTCTTTAGCGTCTGCATGATTATTAGGCTTTGTTCCTTTTGCACCCAATACAATTTCGGCTACTGTTCCTTGACCAGCTTCTTGTTTCAATTCAGCTTTTTTGTCTGCAATCAATTTGGCAAATGATTCTTTTTGACCATTATGATCATTTTTGAAAGCCAATAGAATGGCAGGTTTTGAAACCTCTGGTAATAATCCCAATTCCACAGCTTCTGTCACAATTGTTTCAGCCTCACTTACACGTTGGGCTTCCAATTCTTGCTCGGCAGTTTCAGCACGTTTGTCCGCTTCCTGAGCTTTCTTTTTTAAATTTTCGATGCCGTCTAATACGGCATTTTCATCAGCGTTAGCGCTTAACGCCAACGATAATGCTATTGTTTTTAAAGACATATCTACGTTTTTATATTCTGATTTTAGTTTTCGGAGTTCAACCGTTGATCCATTGCGAGAGAGTTTTAATGCATCATTATTCCCACCAACATCAACAATGCTGATTTCGATAAGCTTACACTTGGTTACGGTTTCCATGATTTGATTTGGCAAAGTAAGAGATGAATCCAACGATGTTTCAACAACATCTGCATGCAAAGATGCCATGCGTATATAACCACGCTCAACCTTACCTGCAATCTCTTTGGCAAACTCATCGGCTTCATCAAATTCGATTTCTGCTAATAGTTTACCGTCTTCCTTCCAAAGCTTGACGCATCGACCAATCACACGTTTTGGATCATCAAATGCACGTACATGTCCATATAAGACCACAGGATTGCGTTCGTATTGTGATACATCAATTCCAGCGGTTAAAATGCGATAACCATATTCATTTACATTTTCGGTACTGACGATAAATTGATGCGTCATGCTCAAGTAATTTAATTTGAAATATTTGAGCAAAATTCAATCGAAAATCACAAGAATAAAAAAAACAAATCAACCATTGTAAAAATATTTACAACCATTGTATCAATACTTTACAACCATTGAATTAAAGTATCAATTAAGATTATTTCTTAATGAAATTTGCATCTATGATAGATCTAATATTGGATGAAGATTTAGAATTCGAAGACGGTGATTTTGCATTAGGTGAAAGTGATCGGCAACATATTAAACACATTTTAAAAGCATTTAAAGGTGAGTTTAAAGAATACCCAGAAATCGGTGCCAGCATTGAAGAAATGCTGAACGATGATCGTTTTACCGAATTTTTAATCGAAGCGAAAAAAAATCTGCAATACGATGGTGTAGCAGTACGTAATATTTCATTTAACCAGGACGGAAAATTAATTGTAGATGGAGAATACCAAAAAGACTAAAAACGGAAGAATGACATCAGCCGAACGTGATTATAAACGTTCTGAAGCGAAAAAACTGTTTGTTCTTGGACTGTCCATCATAAACATTAGTGAACTGATAAGCGTTGGCGAAAAAACACTACGCAATTGGCGAGAACTGGACAAATGGGACGAAGAAAAAGAAATCAACAACATTCGGCCAAGCGAAATCAAAAAAATGATTCTTCAATATGTTTTGGATGTGAAAAATGGTGAAACACCACGTTACAAAGCCGATGACTTGGCAAAGGTATCGGCAGCATGGGATCGACTGGATGATAACCGAAAACGAGCTGTAAACGCTATGGAATCATTCGACGATTTCTCGGGTGACATGATGCTGTTGGCTGGGCAAGCAAATGGTAAAAAAAGAGAAAGTATTTTGGAATTACTCAAAGCCATTCGCCCTTATTTGGACAAATACATTACTAAACTTCTTGCAGAAAATGACTAAAACAGAACTAAAAGAAGCCAAAGAAAGGTATTTTTTGAATTCTAAACGGATCAAAGAAATTTCGGCAAATGGATTAATCCAAGAAACATCAGAACAACAAGAAAAAAGAATACAACACCTCTTAAAACCTGAAAATTATTTAGCGTTTTTCGATTATTATTTTGGAGTTGACTCAGGCTTATCATTAGCCGATGCGCCATGTGCTAAATTTCACTTGGATAGCTATTTAGAAGTTTTTAATAATCCTTTTATCAAACAACAACGGCGATGGTTCAGAGGTGCAGCGAAATCTATCCATTCAAACGTTGGCAATGTTACACATCTGAAACAAAATAATGAATTATTTTTTGGTCTAATCATCGGTAAAACAGAAAAGCATTCCAAGTTATTATTGTCAGATCTACAAATGCATTTAGAATCTAACGAACGTTATATCAAAGATTTTGGAATTCAAATGCAATACGGAGACTGGGCAGACGGACAGTTCGAAACCATTGACAAACGATTCTTTATGGCTCTGGGTCTGAACCAACCCTTTAGAGGACTTAGAAACGGAGCTAATCGTCCAGACTTTGCATCTATGGATGATTTGGAAGATAGAAAGCAGGCAAAAAATGCGGAGCTCACTCGCGAAAATGTGCAAAAACTGACTGGCGATTTGGGAAAAGCAGGTCAAAAGCAACGCTTTAGACAAATTATGGCCAATAATTTCATTGTGAAAAATGGAATCATAGATGGTTATGCTGAAAAATACAAAAAGTCGAAAAACTTTTCAATTTCAACTGTTAATCTATGTGACGCAAATTTTAATCCTTCATGGCCAGAACGCTATTCGAAAGAAGATTGTATTGCAATTGTTGAAGATTCTGATTGGCACACATCACAACGGGAAGATTTTAATAACCCAGTCGAAGAAGGAAAACGAATTAAAGAAGAATGGATCCACTATAAAAAAACGCATGGTAATCAAATACACAATGGATTAATAGCGCATTGGGATTTATCGTATTCGGCTGACGGTGATTACAAAGCTGGCGCAATTGTATCAATTGACAAAGGACGTGCACATGTACTAAGAATATTCAACAGACAATGTGAAAGACCAACAGCTATGAATATGCATTATCAGTGGCAAAAAGAGTTCAATGCGAAAGGGATGAGCATCATTTCTTTTTACGACGCCACGGCGGCTCAAAAAGTTGTTTACGAACCCGATTGGTTAATCGCCTGCGAAGAAAACAATGCAGTTGACATTCCATTTCCAGAACATCAAAGTGGTGACAAACACGATCGTATTGATGCTACTTTAACCAGTGCTTTTATGCGCGGCTTAATCACTTTTGACGAAAAATTAAAAGGAACTCCCGACATGGAAAAAGCATTAGATCATATTCTTGCTTTTGAAAAAGGTACGAAAACGCCTGATGATATTTTAGACGCACTTGAAGTATGCATTAGAAAGGGGCGGTTATTATTTGGCTATTCGCAAAAAGAAGATCAACAAAATATAAAACCAACCATCGGTAAAAAAAACCGAAACAATCGACGCAAAAACAGAAGAGTATGACACCAAGAACTGAGCTATACATCAAAATTAAAGAAGTCTTAAAAACAATTCCAGCATTGGAATATGTAGCATTGTTTCGGAATCAATTAAGCAATCCGGAACGTTTTCCCGATCTGTGGACCGCAGCACTCATCAAAATAAATGCAATCGAGTACACCACCATGACTGAAGAAAACCAAGAAGGAAATTGCTCAGTTGAGATATACTTGTACACAAAGGACGGATTTACAGATCAACATGCCACTACTGAGGACTCGGATGAGGGATTAATTGAACTGGAGCTTTTGGACAGCATTACAGAAAAATTACAATTCTTAAAAGGTGATTATTTCAAACCATTGAAGCAATCGACTGATGAAGCTCTCGATCAAGAATTAGACGGCATCATGAGTTATGTATTACGTTTCGATACGCAAATCTACCGATCGGTGAACAAAATTTATCATCAGAATAAAAAAATCAAAATCATAGCATAATGGCATTTTTGACACAAACAGAACTCATTACGGTTGCCCCATTGGAAATCGTGAAGCTCATCAATAATGATGACGAAAATATTACAGATGAAATCATTACCGAAAGCATCGACATTATGAAATCTTATTTATTCAAGTATTACGACACCAAAAAGATTTTCGAAGCTGAAAGTGATGCAAGATCAAAAGTGATTTTGAAATACCTAAAAGACATTGTAATCCACGAAATATACAAACGCAGATCGTCACGATATAATGAAACGGCAAAGGCCGATTATGACGAAGCTATGCTGTGGCTCGACAAAGTGGCAAAAGGAAGTATTGATGTTGATTTACCCACCAATAATGAGGATGAAGACAACCAAAACGCATCATCATTTATGCGCACAGGTGGTAGGAAGTCTTATCGAAATCATTGGTAATGTTAGGAGCTCTAAAAAGAAAACTTAACCGTTTTGCAGACAATCTGAAAGATGATTTGACCACCATTATCGAGGTAGAAGGTTTGAATTTCATTTCAGAAAATTTTCAAAAAGAAGGCTTTGATGAAGGGCAAAACAAATGGAAAGAAAGAGCAACTACCGACAAAAGAGGTCGCGACATTACACGCTATCGTACCAATCGAGTTGGCAGAAAAGGCAGTTTGAACAAATACGGTAGAACGACACAAGGCAGACCAATTTTAACTGGTCACAATACCGGAGGTGACAAACTTAGAAATTCGTTTCGCGCACGTAAACAAGGTAATGCAGTTGCATTTTTCACCTATAAAAAATATGCACAACGCCACAATGAAGGCTTAAAAGGAATGCCGAAAAGACAATTTATGGGAAAATCGAAAGTATTGGACAAGAAAATCAAAAAACAATTTACCCGATACATTAAAACAAGACTGAAATTATGAGTTCAATTATAAATAAAACATCATCGACTACTTTTTCTTTATCAAAAAGCGAAAAAAACAACGTAAACAAAGTCACTAAATTAATGGTGGATTTGATTCGACGCAACAAAAGATTATGGCGAAAAGAAATCAACGATTGGCAATCTGCTCGATTGGCACGATACAATGTAGATCAACCAAATTTACAACCACTTGACGAAGTCTATGACGACATCATGATGGATGGTCACCTTACAGGTATCACCGAAAACAGAACGCTGCGTACAACGAACAAAGATTACATCTTTTCAATCGATGGCGTAAAAAATGATAAACTGACCGATTTCATTAAAAATAAAACATGGTTCGAAGAAACCATTCATATGGCGCACAATTCGGTCTATCGTGGTCATTCGCTTATTTGGATCAAAGATTTTGACAAAGGCAACATCAAAAAAGTTGAATTGGTACCAAGAGGTTTAATTGTCCCAGAACACAACTTAATGAAGTATCAATATGATACCTTTTCAGGTATTGATTTTAGCACAGTAGAAACTTTGATTTATGCACAATTCTATGACAATGTTGGCCTGCTCGAAAAAGCGGCACCTTACACCATTCTGAAACGTCACTCTTGGGGTTCTTGGGACGAATTCGAAGAATTGTATGGTGTGCCGATTCGTATTGCCAAAATTGCTTCACAATCAGAAGTCGTGAAAAATGAAGTAGCGGACTGGTTGGCCGAAATGGGTTCTGCTGCTTATGCTGTTTTCCCATTAGGCACCGAAGTCGACATTAAAGAAAATAGCAAAACGGATGCATTCCGTGTGTTTTATATGAAAATTGAAGCCTTGGATAAAGAGCTGTCAAAGCTTATCCAACATCAAACAATGACCACCGAAAACGGGGCATCAAAAGCACAAGGAAATGTACACGAAAACACATTGAAAGAATTGGTGTATGCTGATGAAAAAAAGATGCTTTCATTTCTCAACGACGAACTTGTTCCTGCCATGCGAGCGGTTGGATATGCCATTCCCGAAAATGCTAAAATCAGCATCGAAGCGACAAAGGATTCAGAAGTACAAATCAAAATTGATGGTGAACTGATGCGCAACGGCTATGTATTGAAGCAAAACTACCTAGAAGAGGTTTACGGCGTAGAAATCGAAGCAATGCCAACCGCAAATGAAAACAAGCCGGGAAAGCTCTAAGCCTGATTGAACTTCACTATCGTTCGCATTGTTGTGACCATGAAGCTATTCAATTAGCGAAATGGTTGCCCAAATCGTTCAACAGGCTAATTGACAAATACGTGAATGCACTCTTTAACAAACGAGAAGTGCCAGGTGAATTGCGTGCTGAACTTTGGAAAGAATACAACAAAAAACTATCCAATGCAGTTGACCAAGGTTATAAACCTAGCATCGAGTTCTACGACACCGATTTGGTAAATGCGCTCAAAGAAAACATCGCAGTATTCTCAGCATTCAAAGAAGCTTCTTTCAACAGTGTTTTGAAAGATTTGTTGATTGACGAAAAAAAAGGTTTGAGATCTTGGGATGAGTTCAAAAAAGAAGCCACCAAAATTGACGCGAAATACAACCAACAATGGCTCAAAACCGAATATCACCAGACCATTGCATCGGCAAATGCTGCGCAAAAATGGAAAGATATACAGCGTACCAAACATATATATCCGAATCTAAAATACGTTACGGTAAACGATAATCGTGTACGCGACAAACATAGAGCTTGGCATGGCAAGATCTTACCGATCGATCATCCTTTTTGGAAGGTGAATTTCCCACCCAACGATTGGGCGTGTCGTTGTGATGCGATTAGAACTGCAGATGATCCTTCGCCAGAAGCCGAAATTCCAACCTCAATACCGAATGATAAGTTTAGAAACAATCCTGGTGAGAGCGGAAAAGTGTTTCCAGAAACGGTGTATGCAAATGGAGTAAGTGATGAAGATTTCAAAAAGATTGCAGATTGGGGATTAGCACAACTCAAAAAAATTAAACAATACGCAGCGAATTATCAAGCCTACCGTAAATTAAAAAAGGATACAAACTATTTTGATGTAGCGTTTGATAAACAATCTGGCGGAATGAAAGCTATACATAAAGAACATAATTTTGATAACAAAACTGGTTGGACAGAAAAAGAAGTTCAAAATATAGGTTTCAAGAATGGGTATTCTGTAATTTTAGATAAAGAAATTATGAATGTGTATAAACTTCGGAATACAGAGGGGTTTTGGAATAATTTACCATTCGAAATTGCATCTACTGAGACTGCAACTGAAAACAACATTAGAAATGGTTTAAAACACTGCGCATCGAAGAAGAAAACAAGAATTGCTATACTATATTTTCCTAATAATAATTTTCAATATGAAATTTTCAAAAAGGGATTAGCTAAATATAATGGGTTAAAAGCCGATGAAAAACAATTTTTAAAATTCGACAGAATAATCTGTATATCTGGTGATAAAATTGTATACAATAAAAGCCACTAAATAGTGGCTTTTGGAATAACAAGCCCACGATTATAGATAAACGGTTGCACTCATTACATTACAAATATACAAAATATTTTGAATACCAATAAAAAAGCGTTTAAAATTGATTTAAACGCTTTTCAAAAACCTTATGAATAACAACCCTCACCTCGCAATATAGCTTCTATTGTTCGCTCGGACAAAAACCATTTCTTTGCCAGTTCGCTCACGCAAGCATCCACTCGCCATTGCGGATTCTTATCCACCAAGCGATCAAAGTCTTCTCGAATTTGTTGATTGCGAATATTTAATCTTGCTTTTCGGCTCATTGAAAGCAAAAGTACCTTTTTTTTCTACTTTTTGCAAAAATTACAATCCAATCAGAATTAATATAGTATATTTCAGCCTATTAAAATTTAACTTATGGGATTATTTGACAAACTATTAGGCAACGCAGGTACTGTAACACCAGAAAAACTCTACAGCGATTATCAAGCAATTTTAATTGAAGGCGAAACCATCGATATTGGTTTTTCTTTGTTCAGAGATGTATTTATATTTACCAGCAAAAGATTAATCTTAATTGATAAACAAGGTTTGACGGGGCGGAAAATTGAATATCTATCTTTACCATACAGCAGTATTTCGAGATTCTCAATAGAAACTGCCGGTAACTTTGATTTGGATGCAGAATTGAAAATTTGGATATCGAGTGAAGATAAGCCAAGCGTCAGTAAAAAATTCAACAAAAGTGTGAACGTGTACGAAGTACAAAGAGTTCTTGCACAACGCACTTTGAAGTAAACAAAAAAAAGCCACTCAAATTGAGTGGCTTTCTACTACAATATATTATTTATGGCAAAACTATAATGACCATCAGAAGTTATAATAAAATGGTCGAGTAGTTTTATATCAAAAAACTCACATTTTCGTTTTATATCTTGTGTAAGTTCACGATCTGCTATACTCGGCTGTAAATTACCTGATGGATGATTGTGTGCTATGATCACCGATGCAGCTCTGCAACCCAAAGCCAATGAAATAAGCAAAGGTTTATCTACCAATGAGGTTGAACGCATACCCGTATTGAGTACTCTGAAACCCAACACATGATTTGCTTGATTGAGAAATATGACACAAAACTGCTCTTGTATATTGATCAACGAATCATCCCACATCGTATGAAAGACAGTTGCTGCATCTTCGTGTGAACTTACGATTACAGGATCTTTTATCAATCGACTAAAAGTGATTTTCATTTCTGGTACTTTGTAGAGTTTTTTCTTGTCTGTTACCCTCATTGCTTATCCGTTTTTGTGCAGATTGGACAATAGATTAATCGTTGTACAAGCGTTTCATTCTGTAATAACACCATTGCTTTTCTTCGCTCGTTTATTCGATGATCGCATTCTAAGGTTGTTTTTAGATACCAGTGCGCCGGATGTTCCTTAACAAATTGTTTTGCAAAAGCTGTCATTACTGACTTATGACTGAAATATTTGGTTGGCTTCATAATCCCAATTTTTTTAATTATACTTGTACGTAGCTCCGCATTTTCAATCTTAGCAACATCTACCATTATATCCAATAGTCTGCCTTGTGTTAAACGATTGTGATTACGTTTTGGCGGTAATGCAGGATAGCCTTTCTTTTGTTTTTTAATAGATGTACTACCTTTTAACAATAATTCTTTGATGTGTTTATTTGTCCAGATAGCAAATTTTGGATGTAACCATCGTGAAAATTCTAAAGCTACATCCTCGTGCATCCAAGTACCTCGATTATTTCCACCGTGTACTACCTGAACCAAGGTTTTTTCATCATCAAACAGACCAAGAGGCATATCTGCCTTTTGACTATCTTTCAATACATTAAGAAATTCATTTGTCGATTCTAATCGTAACCAGTCTTTAGGCGTTTTACCAAACACCTTTCCCATTTGTGTAGCATTTACCATTACAGACCCTTTTTGGTCTTTAAAATCAATTGCCTTACCCTCGTAGTTAAACTTTACTGGCGTGAAGTGTAGCTCCTTTTCAGCCTGAGCTTGGCTATTACTTTGTGCATTCATAAAATAGCAGTTTATATGTATGCGGAAGCCCTTAGAGGTGCTATACTATTCCAAGAATAGAACACGCTCCTTTCGGTTGGCGCCCTCATAGGCTTCCATATCGTCAATAAATTTTATCAAGATTTCTCTTGAAATAGTATAGCGATACAAACATACATAATTATTTTAATATTTCAATTAACTTTTTAATTTTTGCACCCGCTCACGGCTCGAACGTGAGAGCTTGCCTATCGGGTTTATTTCTCTTTTTCCTTCCCACACACTTTACAATACAGCGGTTCATATTGCCCAGCCAAAGAATCATCTATCCAAACATGATCGCAAATGTTCTGTAAAGTTTGGATCGCTAAATCCACGTTAAAAGCATGCGCATCGGCTTTCTTTTTTTCGCCCTGTAGCTTCTTGAATAGTTTTGAATCTAATTTCATCATCAAAAATTAAATGGGTTATAAACAGCACCATCCCAATCAAGTGTAAAAATTTTATAGTTAAAATCTCCATTTGCTTTCAACTTCCAAACTTCTGCACTGGTCTGATTACGTTGAGTCATTTTATAAGAATATTCCGCAGAAAATATATTTTTTCGTTTAATGGTTAACAATTCTTTTTTAAACTCTTCTTCCAATTGATCTACCGTAGTTGCACCAGTCGTTTCAGCTAAAAATTTCAATTTAGATGACATATTCAAATCCATACTTGATCTAACCTCTTTATGTTGTTTAACTTTCCAAGCCATTTTTCATTTTACTTTTTTCATTTTACAATTTCAATTATTCCCATCTCTTCTGATTTAGATACGTCTCCGCATACGGCATGGCCGTTTGGTCCTTTTGTTTTTTTCGACGCTCAATCCTGATGCCTAATATTGCCGATATCTTTTCGTTATCTTTCAACTTGTTGTATCGCTTCATCGCAACGGATTTGGTTCCGTGTTTGCCGTATTCCGTCCAAAAGCGATCAAATGATATATCAGCCGGAACCTCTTCAACTTTGAAGTTCTTGGCGTTCGCGATCCAATCTTTCATCAGCTCCAAATTCTTGGGTAAATGATCGTAAAAGAAATTCAAGGTGTCAATATGTATGTTCGACACATCCAAATGAAAATCAATTAACCAACCTTTTAAGTTATACGTATAACTCACCAAACCATTGAAATGCGTTGATGTGATGATGTATTGTTTCCCTTTCATAACTGTTGGTGGATTTCGTTCGCTAACTTCATGACCGCATTTTGCGTATAAATGTTATCAGAACCATCTTTCAACCATTCGCGCAAAATCGAATGCAGCGTAAAACCATAATGGTATTTGAGACTAATACTGAACGGCTGAAAATTACGCCGTTCGGTTATGGCCTTTTTCATCAGCTTTTCCGAAAGCTCAAACAAGATGCTTTCCATTGCTTTGATCTCTGGACTTGGAATGGTTGTTTGAAACAACCGTGCATCCACAATTTCATTCACAATGCCCAAGTCAGTATTATTTGTTTTGAGTTTAATTTTTGTTGTCATTTTCGGTGTTTTGTTCTTTATTCATCTTAGTAATATTTTTAAAGTTATTGTTTTTTAATTGCCACCTATCGGCAATACTCGGCACGAACGTTAACCATCCTTCACCAACTTATATCCTTTATCAATTTTCACATACCTCGCACCATTTTGAATACGTTTAGCTTCTACCTTCTTAGCACGTTCCAGATTTACTTGTGCTCTACTGCGAGCTTCTACAGCTCCCTCGTTATAGATTAAATCTTCTTTTTTCTTACTCATTTTTACAATTTTTCTAATACATAAATCAGCTTTGATAATTCTTGTTTCGTCATATTAGACAAAGGCTTGCGCACTGGTGATTTATTCGACATGATGAATTTTCCCAAACGCTCCTGGTCCACAACCATTTTTTTCGCTTTCTCAGACCACACCGTCCAATTCAACTGATAGCACAATGATAAGACGTAGCGATGCTGACCGTTGCTATAGTCAAAATGTGCATGATAAGTGTGTATGCTTTTGTTTGCTCGGCCAAGTAGGTAAAGTAAACCATTAGCTTCATCTTCGGTGAGATCCTTCGTTGACTGCACAGGTCGCCCAACGTAATCTGAAATGATATCCAACCGCATATCGCGGTCAGATATCTGCAAATCCCGACTAAATACCGTCTGAATCTGCTTGATTTGGTGTGCTTGAATTTTCATGTTGTTTCAATAATAAGTTCAACATATCTCTAATCTGTATTATTTCATGCAGATTTGTATCTGCATAAGATTCTTCAACTCCAGTCTCTAATTGAATTTGACTAAAATTTTTATGTACTCTAAATTCAAATTCACCATTTCCGTCTTCAGATTGAAAAATCCATTGAAATTGAGTTTCTTTTATTTTTGATGCCATAATTAATCGTTGTTTTGATTATTCGTTAAAGTTGCTATCCAGAAGATGAAAGCAGCATACGCCACTCCCATCAAAATCACTAATATTAATTCGCTATTCATCTTTCGGTAATAAAAAACTCAAATCCAAATCAACAGGTAAATTCACGCTTGTTATCGACAACGGAATCGAACGTTCCACGCCTTGCCCATCAGTTTGTGTAGCCTCGATAAACCATTTACTCATTCTCGGTTTATAAGCGCCTTGGATCATCTCTACACCTTCTTGAAATTCAGTTTCAGGAAAATCCTCATTCGCTATTTTTGCCAACTCCAAAACCTTTTTCGAATCCAAATCACCTTTGGCATTTTTCTGCAACAATCGATTGATGGACTTGATTAGTTTGGCTGATTCTTCATCTTTGGCCAACGATCCAAGAAACTTATGCACCAACGCCAGTCCATAACCTGCATTATCATCGTACCCATCCGTCACGCGGTAACCGATGATAATTTTGCGACCATCTACATTGATGGTGTGTGATTTCTGAACCGAAGTAATGCCAAGCGTTTCAATCTTCAGCTTCAGATATTGCTCAAACGAACGGAAAGCGAATTCCTTTGCCGATTGCAAAGCTTCCGATGCTTTGGTGAGTTGCTCAATCACACTTGGCAATTGCTCCTTTGCCATTTCTTCTAGCGTCGCCAGGTTCTGTTTGCGTTGCTCTTTTTCGGCTAGTTTTTCAGCAGCCAATTGTTCGGCTAATTGTTTTTTTTGCTCGGCGGTCAAATCGCCTAAATTGATATTTGCCATTGTTTTATAATTTTGAATTGATTAATAATATTAGTTCACCGTTGTCATTCTCATGATAGCTATAATGCATCCGTTCATAACCCCTGTTGTATAGTGCTATTAGCAAATGCAGAATCTTGTGATGTAAATCGTCTGGTAATGGGTACAACTTCGACTTATAGAGACTTGCGCGGTATTTGTGCAACTGACAACGCTCGGTAAACGTTAGCACTTGTTCTACATTGGTATCGTAGTTGAGTGCCAATAAAACTTCGTCTTCATTAAATTGCTTCATACTGTTTGCAAATTGTTTCGATTTCTTTACTTACTTTTTTCGTCGGAAAGACATGTTGCACCATCAGCTTTGGATTGGTATGATACACATACGATTCTTTGAGCGCATCCAATGCCGATTGCTCAACAAATGGTTCCGTCGGCTCCACATTCACCGCACCAAAAGCATTTCGCACTTGCAAATGGAATTGGTTCTGAAACCAACGCCAATATTCCTTGCTCTGGGTTGTGATTTGGATTTGTTTTTGGCGCGTTTCTTCGTTCACGATAAATTGCCAATACATTTCGGCGTACGTGCATCCGTTTTCTAAGATGTCATTTTGATAATCGAAAAGATCCGTTTCGGTCAAGCGACAATAGTTGTGCTGTATCGCTGGTATTTTAAGTGTTGTTTTCATATTTTTATTTTAAGTCTGCGTAAAATTTTGCTGATTTCTCTGGCCAGATGTCGAAAAACTTTCCACCTCCGTTCAATCGACCTTCTGGAAATGCACGATAACCTTTTACTGGAATTTTCAAATCCACATCGTAGGAAATGAATTCTGCAAGAGCTCCTTTTGGTTCCGACCCTTTGGCATGGCTGATGAAGATTAAACCTTTCTTTTTTTGCTTCATATATTCCTTCAATTCTTTGTATTGCTGAATCGTTGCTCCTGTATATTGCACCGAATCCACGATAAGAAACTGTGGTGATTTATGTGCTTTCATTCGTTCCACCATATCCTCCCAAGGTTCGCGGTCTAGTAAAATAAATTTCCGACCGCATTGCTTCATACCATGTTCTTTTATCGCTTTTTGAATGGTTGGGGAGGCTCCCTCTTCTAAACTATTGTAAACCACTCGCCCAAATTTGGTGAGATACTTTGCCCACTGCATGGCAAAACTTGTTTTACCGTTAGACCTCAAACCCCAAACAATTGCTGAAAAAGATTCGTCTGGAGTTCCAAAGCTTTCGTGCCATTTTCCTTCAAATTCAAGTGGATGAAACTTTAGATTGAGAAGATTATCTACCGATAAGGCTTTAGACCTTGAATCTTTTTTTTGCTCCATAGTAAGCGAATTCTGATACGTTTTGTTCTTTCAAATAACTTGTCATTGTTTTGTCTGTGGGTTTGTTGGCTATAAATTGCAGTAGATCCTCTTTTGTTTTGAATTTGTACTGACTCCCGTGCTTTTTTATTTTCTTTTCATAGACACCTACTCCTCTTTTCCGCCATTCCAAATTGGTATAATGAAAACCACCATTTTCATCAATTTTGGTCGTTATAAATTCTGGGCTATCGGCTAAACCTATCCAACATTCACAAATCAACTTCATTCGAGATACATTCGAATTTTTAATATTCATTATGGTGTTGTCAGTTCCTTTTAATGGATATTGTTTTACCAATTTTCCTTTGAAAATCACTTCCGTTCCATCCTCGTTTACTTTCAGATCTTCAACGATTGGATGATACCTAAAATGTTTATCCATTCACTTGTCTTTTACGTTGTTCCGCAATTATTCTCCTTTTCACACGGCGCAGATCATTTTCACAATCAGCGAAAATATCTTGGATCACTTTTTCATCATCAACACCATTCGCTTTACAAATCTTCAATACATCGGTGTAATTAACCTCGCTCAACGAAATAAATTTGCGTCCTAATCGGCTATATATTTCACGAAATCCTTTGGTGTTGTTTTGAGCGCCATTTTTGATGCGTTTTTCCAAGTATGATGTCGCAATCAAATTCAAGCCACATATCCCTTCCAACTGATTATAAAAAGTGATGAAGAAGTTCAACACTTTGTTTTTCAACTTATCCGCTTCATCCAAAATCAACACTGGAAAAGGTGTACGCTTCAAAATGTCAATCAACTCAATAGTCATTGGATAAACTCTTGTCGTATTAGGCTCACGTCCCATAGCTTTGAATATTTCCATCACAAAATCACGCTCTTCCATATATTCGTTACATGAAATCGCAAAAGCATTTTCATGCTGATGTACATAATGTGCAATGGTTGCAGACTTACCAGAACCTGCATTGGCTGTAATTCCAAATACCAACGCCATACTTTGACTTTCATTCAAAAGTTTCATGAGCTTTTCGGTAACCGATACATTTTCGACCATTACCCACTCATTGGCACTACCTCCAACGCTTGACGAAATCTTACGCCACATTTCATCACTCACCAAATCCCAATTATGCGCAAGTATCTGTGATATAGTAGCATTGGAAACATCCAATGCTACTCCTGCTTTTTTTTGACTACCTTTGCGTTGAACAAAGTTTGCAAGGCGGTTGCAGATATCAATTTTTTCCGCCCATTCGATTTTTGCATTTTTACCATTCATTGTAAATGTCGTTTTGTGTTAAATTGCTTACTTGTTTATCATAATCCTCATCAGCTATTGCACTAGCTTTTGAGGTTTTTTGTTTTACTTGATCTTTTGTCTTGTGAGCGCCTCTCACCTTTGGTGTATTGAAACCTTGCTGCCATGCTGCCATTCCATGAGTTTCCAGAATAGCCTCCATACGTTCAAATCGTTCGATACGATGAGCATTTTTGGCTTCATCTACTTGTTTTATGAATCTGTTTTCACCTTCGGTCTGATCTTGTGTTGCTCTATGTATATTCAATTTCAGTTTGGCTACGGTTACAAAGCGTTCACCGCCGTGATCCTTTTCGTACAAGTAAACTTCATCCATCATTTCGGGATCATATTTCAAATAGAACTTTTTGTCAACAGCTCGGTCGATGAAATCTTGATCTGGCAAACCACTTTCATCGTACACCATGTACTCGAATTTCTGTTTATTCACCACAAAAGACAATCCTCCTGGTGTGAATGTAATAGGTTGCACTTTTTCACCTTTCGAGTGCCATACCCAGAACATATTTACCATATCCCATACATCAACTGTAGGCGTTTTTTCATTGTGTGAATTCTGGTAAGTTTCGATGCGCGACAATCCAGATTGGTGATGTTTCGCTTGGTTCCATTCATTACGCATTGCGATGTAAGTCTCAACTGCTTCTTGATAACTCGGAAGGTTCTTTTTGTTCGCCAAAATGAATTCCATATTAGCTTTAGATTCCTGCGTTTTGGTTGTAATGTTTTGCCCGGTAAAAAACCAACACTTTTTCATGATCTGTTTTTGGAAACGTCCAAAAGCACTTTCAATGGTTTTAGATTTACCATTATATGGCTTCGTTCTTACAGCAATGCGTGCCATTTTTACGAAGAATTCAGAAGCGATCAATTTCTTATGTCCGCCCTGGTTATCAAATTTTATTTCAAATGGACGATGACCAGCTTTCTGAATCGCCATTTTGTATGCTTTGTATTGATCCTCGAATCGCTCGGTATCTTTGGATACATTGAAACCTAAAAATACTTCTGAGAACGCATCCATTACTTCGTAAACCCAAGCCGTTTTCATTTGGCCATCTTCATCTTTGAAGTAGAAGTTCAATTTCGTACCATCAGAATACCATAACGAATCTCGTCTTGTAGGTAAAATTGTGGTATGTTGAAAACCAAATTTCTCATCAGCCGCTTTTTCACCATGTCGGTGAGCCCACCACAATGGTTGTATATCTTCGCTGTACAAGAAATTGTAAAAGGTTTTTTCATCTTGCACCGTTTTCCACCCTTCTGCAATAGCTTTTTGATTATACTCGTCATGTAAATGCGCCAAACTCGCACACTTCATTACCTGGTTACACCAACGTGCCAAAATCCATTCTTTCGACTCTTGTGTTAATTTCGCAGTGAATTCATTTCCGAAATTGCGGTGAATAAGTCCTTTCCAACCAGCTACCGGATAACGATCGCTTACCTTACCCAATGCGTATGCTTCATATTTTGCTTTCAGCGATCGCACATTCGCCGGTAATTTATGTGGATAAAGTGATTTGTCTAGATTAGCAACCGCTTTCGTTATGTTTTCCCATACTTGCCCACGCGAAACTTTGGTATGTGCTAATTCATCATTTAAAAGCCTTTTAACGGCATTTAAAACACTTGCAGAAACCGTATATTCATTTATAGTAGGCTCGGGTAGCGATTTATCATCGTTATAACGATAAGATCTGAAATTGTCTTCTGATTCCTTATCCCACTCAATGAAATTTGCCAAAATCAACTTATGCTTATCCTTAGGATCACCAAAAAGAGCAACCACTTTGGCTTTTATATCAGGGCGCATTTCTTCGGCATTTATCAACGTCTTGGTTTTATCAAAGCCAGAACGAACAACTTTTAAATGTCCTCTATTACGCCATGAATGATAAGTCCCCTCACTTTCCAAAACTCCATAATCGAAAAGCTTTGAAAGAGGTAAACAAACCGTATTTTGATAACTTATATACATAGTACATTATAGTATTTGTTCCCGGCACGGACTCGAACCATGCTGTATGCCTTTCGGGATAAATCACTACATTTAAGCTTATGAAAAAAATTATAGTGATATGTATTCTTTTAAATTTTCAGTTACCATTGGCAGTATAGCTTTTCCAATAAATAATCAGGAGCTTCAGCGGAATTATTTATTTTTAGAGAAGATTGCATCGACTTATGACCTTCAAATCTCTCAAGATTATTGTGTGTTGGGTTACAATGAACTATTTCAGGAAAATTTTGAAGGATTAACTGTTTCACTTTCGAGGCAGGTAAAGAAATATCGTAGTGTTCACAATCTTCTAAAAATTTTAGAAGCCTCATGTTCTTTTTTTCAGGAAGATGTTTATCACATCGATTATTTTGTGGAGATAATCGAAAATTGATTTCTATTACTATACCATTAGCCGTTTCTCTTGTTTTTAGTGATTTATTCATAATTATTTATTTTTCTTGATTTACACTTGTTACGATTTCTGCAAGCCATTGATCAATGGCTTGCATTTGAGTTGTGGTTACATTCATTACAATTGATTTTTAAATTGTTCTTTTTTCACCTCCAGTGCATTTTCCAATGCGCGGTAATCTTTTTTTATTTTATCTGGTATCACCCCCTCTCTTCGCCCAGCCACACACTGGCGTACATAGTAGTCAGACAAACCGTATTTCGCTACAAGCGTTTCAATTACTTGACGGTTATATCTTTTGATTTCGGTTTTTTTTGTTTCTTTGCTCATTGCTTTATTTGTTTCACTATCTGAAAGCAAGCATACAAACAAGTTTATGTAATTGAAAATATTTTATAAACATTTTTATATAATATTCGTAAGAAATGGATTTACCAATTGAAAATCAAAGAATTAAAGAAATAATTAATTTTTATTGCAAAGGCAATATCAATCAATTCAGTAAAGAGATAGGAATCAGTCAACCGCGTATTAATAGATTATTTAGCATTGATAATAGGAACGGAAAATACCCTCTTACATCATTTGAGATAACACAAGCTATTATAAACAAGTTTATAGATGTCAATCCCGAATGGCTCCTTACCGGTAGGGGAGATATGTTGAAGGACCCACAGATGGACCAATCAGGTGACCAGGTAACGGATCCAAAAGATGAAGAGATTATCGAACTACAGAAATTCAAGATCAAAAAACTCGAAGAAGAAATCAATGCATTAAAAAGAAAGCTTGCAGAACTATCGGATTATCATCCAATGGCTGCTGAACCAAACCCAAAACTAAAGAAATGATCATTCTGTACACCGTTCCGATACGTATTTTCTATACAACCAATACACTATGCTGACTTTCAACACATTAAAGTTAATTATAATCTGCATCATTAGGGATTACACCCCTATTAATATTGCTTTTCACCCCGTCAATCAGTCAGTTTTATGTATCATACCTATTTCATTGACTCATATTTTTACATATAAGTGAATTTCGATCTGAATTTTGAACTGAATTTCGATCTATATATTACCGCACTCACCCATATCACAGGTCGCTAACTAAAAAGCATAAAAAAACAGCCATTTAAAAGCTGTTTTAAAGGCTGTTTTATCTTCGTTATCATACACCAATAGTGGTTTTCTGGTATATATGAACCATTAATGGTATCTGTGGCTATTTAAAGCGTTTTAAATGGTAACTTATAAAGTAGTTGCGCAGTACAAAAATGGTAGATAATGTACATTTTGTTTTATATTCAAAAAAAGGCTTTTTTGTATTCAAACCCTCTGTTTATAAGGGTTTAAAAGGCTTTTTTATATTATATCATTATGTACATTTTGTTTTATCCCCCTTAATTTATGAAAAAAGGAATTGAAAAACATGAATTCCTTAAAAAATAAAATAAACAAATACATTCATAAATATAAATGGTTGTTGCGACTAAAAAAGGAGAAACTTTCAATTTCTCCCTTAAACCGCCATATTGCCAAACTGATATTATGGGCAGTGCATTTATATTTCGATTGATATTTTTACTTTTCCGCCTAAACCTTTTTCTACTATATCGTACAAAGTTTTAAGAGTTAAGTTACTTCCGTTATTTTCAACTCTTGAAATATATTCACGTTTTTTGTCTATCAATTCTGCAAGTTCAGACTGAGTTAGTTGTTTTTCTTCTCGTGCTTTTTTTAGGAGCAAACCAATTTTAAAAGATTCAAAATCTCTTTCAAGTTCGTCACGTCTTTCGGTTCCAACTTTTCCGTAAACGTCGTCTTTTATATTTTTCCAACTTTTAGTTTCCATTACTTTTGATTTTTTTGTTCATAATATTCAGCCATTATTTTCAAGGCTTTTTCTATTTGATTTTTAGGTGTCTTTTGTGTTTTCTTTTGAAACCCATTCATTAAAACGACCAACTTTTCACCGTCAAAAAAGCAAAAAACTCTCCAGATATTAGAACCTAATTGAATTCTTGCTTCCTACAAACCTTCAGTTCCTGTCAAATGTTTTAAATAATTTGAGGGAACACGCTCAAGAGTTTCGATAGCTTCAATGATTTTAAAGATTTTGTCTTGAACTTTAATTGGTTGTTCAGAAAGAAAATCTTCAAAATAATTTTTAAATGCTATAACTTCTCTTACTTTCATGAAAACAAAGGTAATTTAAAAGTTACATTTAGGCAAGTTTTTTTAACGGAAGTTTTCTTTATGGATTGCCGCTAACGGTTCTCGGCTTTGCGAAGTGGCGGATTAGAAAGACTAAACTTTCAACCTTGCACTAAGCTAAGCAACAGCCTTTTATTATCTTCTAAATTTATGAAAAAAGGAATTGAAAATCATGAATTCCTTAAAAAATAAAATAAACAAATACATTCATTAATATAAAAGGCTGTTGCGACTAAATGTGCAGAAACTTTCAACTTAGCCGTAAACCCGCTCTTTTGCAAAACCCTTGTGCTTGTTGCACAACTCAAATATATATAAATAGTTGCACAAAAAACAGATATTTTGTAAATTTATATATGCAAGGAAAGTAAAATTTTACTCCCCAGTTATTTGTTTCGGTTAATCTGTTGGACATGGTTCCATCTGATAATTTTTACAGAAAATTATTGACCGAACTCGATTTACATTTTATTTACAAAGCCACCCAAAAATATTATGGCAATGAAGGTCAACAGAGTATTGATCCTGTTGTGTTTTTCAAGATTTTGTTGGTGGGTTATTTGAATAACATCAACTCGGATAGGCAACTGATTGCTTTTTGTAGCGACAGTTTGTCGATACGATTATTTTTAGGTTATGATGTTCATGAGCAACTTCCATGGCACAGCACTATAAGTCGCACTCGGAGTTTATATGGTGAAGAAGTATTTTTGAGTTTGTTTAAAGAAGTGTTGAGAATGTGTGTTAGCAAGGGAATGGTTCGAGGCAAACGTCAAGCTGTGGACAGTGTTTTTATCAAAGCCAATGCTTCTATGGACAGTTTGGTAGAGAAAGAAGTGTTGGAAGATGCCAGTGCTTTTGTAAATGAATTAGAAGAAAACAGCGAATTTAAAACCACCAGTACCCGAAAGAAGTTGGTAGAACAACATCACACTTGGAAAAAAGAAGCTTATAAAGGAATGCCAGGTAACAGCAATAGCGAAAAAACCGATGAAAACGGCAATTTAATCCGACCGAAATACCTTTCTAATCACACCCATTATTCGCCTACCGATTCCGATGCAAGAGTAAGTGTAAAACCGGGCAAAGCCCGTCATGTAATCACAGGAGCTTGTTCTGATTTTGCAGACAAACGTGACAGCCAGTGTCTGGAAAATATTGTTGAATTAACCCACAAGAAAACCTCAATGAAAACGGCATCGAATTAGAAGAACTATTGGCCGATGGAGGTTACAGCAGTGGCGAAGCTTTAGCGTATTTACACGATAAAAAAATTGATGCCTAATTACTCACTATTTTTAATTTTTTATATTGGTGTTCGTGAATGCTTCGCATTTCCCAACTTCGGCCAGTACAAACCCGAGCGAGAAGGTTTTGTTTTCAATAAAGAAGAGAATTATTACCAATGCACCAAACCAAAAGGCAATCGAGCCAAACTCCTTTTCAAGGGCGAAAAAAGGGATAGTAAAGGCTACATCAAACGAACGTACCGAAGTAGCGAAACAGATTGCAAAAACTGTCCACTAAGAGAACAATGCTGTGGCAAAAGCACCAAGTTCAAAAAATTAGACGACAGCATCCACAAAGAACATTACGACCGCATGCACCAAAAACTCACCCAAAACGAGAAATATGCCAAGAAAATGGTAAAAGTGCGAAGTAAAACAGTAGAACCCGTGATAGGAACGTTGGTCAACTTTACCAACATGAAGCGAGTCAACACACGAGGCATCCAAAACGCAAACAAACACGTGCTCATGGCAAGTTTAACCTACAACTTGAAAAAATACTTGCGTTTTATTGTAAAAAAACCAAGTGTTTTAGCCCAAGTTCTACCCCTAAAAGAAGAAAAGCACTTTGCTTTTTTAAAAGCCACACTTATAGGCTTCAAAAACTCGCTTTTAAGCTATTTAAATTTTAGCGTTTTGAACTACAACTAAAAAACTAACCTCCTTACAATCGCTTATAAAGAGGTTAGTTTTTTATGTTTTTAAAAATTATTTGGAAAAATTGAGGGTTGTGCAACGGTTACCCTTGTTATGTGCTGTGTTATTTATTTTTTATTAATTCAACTCTTCTATTTTGTGATTTTCCTTCTTCTGTATTATTGTCGGCAATAGGGTTATTTTGTCCAAAACCTTCTGATGAGAGTCTGTTTACATCAATACCACTTTTGATCAATTCTTTTTTTACTGTTTCTGCCCTTTGTTTAGAAAGGTCTAGATTATGTTTTTCATCACCTGTATTATCCGTATATCCATTAATGGAAATTTTTAGCATTTTGTCTGTGTTAAGGGCTTTTGTGATTTCAGCAACTGCTTCTTTACCATCAGCTTTTAGAGTAGCTTTATCGGTATCGAAATTGATGTGAAGAACCGCTTTGCCTTTGTCATTTAAATCTTTTTGTATTTGATCTGCTTTCAGCATTGAAATGGTTTGTTTAAATCCTTCCTTCTGCAAAATATTGATTTTTCCGACACCCGATGTAGCCGACAATTGAATGTAAACATCGCCTCCATCTGCTCTGCGAATAACATATGTTTTGATGCTCTCTCCGGCATAGCCAATTGAACCATCTTCTCCTAAATAAGTAGCTTGGGGGTGGTATTTCTCATATTCCTCGTTAGTGATAGTACCATCAAATATTTTCACGCCACCAATAGCTTTTATAGCTTCGTCGTAACTCTTCTCAAAAAAAGCAACCGACCAATCGTTGCTCTGATTCGATTTTGTCCAAACCCCTGTCTTCCAAACTTTTCCTTCAAGAGGTGTCATCACACCATCAATAGCAAAATATAGCTTATCAAATTTTCTTTCTATGGGTTTATTAAGTGCAACTAACCCTTCAGGAAAACTAAAAAAAGGAAAGTCGCCTAAATCTTTATCAGAAACAGGAATTGAATTTATATCGAATTTACCTGTACTATTGGGTTGTTCGTTTGTTGGTGTTTCAGATCTTACGGTGTCCTGATTGTCGGCTTTCTGAGTTTCGCCTCCGTTATTACACGAAAAGCTAATGATAGCTATCCCAATAATTGCAAATTTTTTCGCTGAATTTTTCATATTGTAAATATAGTTTTTTGGTGGTTGATGTAAAACATAGCACATAACGGGAAACGGCTTTGCGAAGGCGGGGCTTTTACACCTAAAATTTCTATTAAAACTGCACCAAGCAAAAACCATTTTCGTTTTTTCAAAATTACAAAAAAATAAAAAACGAAATGGTTTTTTGCGACTAATAATGACTAAACTTTCAACGCAAGAGAAATTCAGCCCCGCTTTTGGCAATACCTTGTGCTTGTTGCACAACTCAAATATATATAAATAGTTGCACAAAAAACAGATATTTTGTAAATTTATATATGCAAGGAAAGAAAAATTTTACTCCCCAGTTATTTGTTTCGGTTAATCTGTTGGATTTGGTTCCAGAGGATAATTTTTACAGAAAATTGTTAATGGAACTCGATTTTATAAAAATGGCATTAATAGACTTCAAAAGCTCGTTTTTAAGCACCCCAATTTTACGCATTTTGACCGTTAACTAA